AAAATTTACAGCCACAACAAACAACGAAGTTGTTGACGCAAAAGACCCTAACCGTCGTTTGGTTGCAGCGCTTCTACTTCAGGCCGTTCAGGACATCCGACTAAAGCGCAACGATAAAAACGCAGGCATCATCCGCACGGCTGAAAACTGGTTTAATTCAGAATCAGACTCGCCATTTACGTTCGTTTGGATTTGCCAGATTCTTGGCCGTGATGTGGAATCGACTCGGCGGAAGTCGTTAAGCAAATAATTGACACACAATTCAACGATATGAGCTACAATCGTCCGTGCTAGATGACTTTTTTTACGGTATAAATCGAGGATTTGTTATGCAAGATTTGATTCGGAAAGCTGGTGAAATTGTTCTTGCCTGCATGGACGATGTAGACGCGACCTCCAGCGAAGTGCTTGAGTTTTCTGAGGCCATGCTAAACCTTGCCGAAGCCTACGATGTGGTTTCTGCTGGAGAAGCCGAATCCGACGGAATGCTGATTGCGCTCATGATGCCTGTTGAGGCTACTGAAGACGATTTGCAATGAAGCGCGGCAGGTTTGTTTTCCCTGAAATCAGTGATTTTTGGAAAGTTAGTGAGCCACTTCAACCAATTGTCACGACTAAAGAAACCGAGTGCCAAGATGCGCACAGGTTGTTGAATTTTTGCGGCGTGCCTATGGAGAATGAAGACGGAGAGCCGCTATATCTGCCAGACAGAATCAAAATCTATGCACAGAACCGCGCCGACAGACCAATCAGCGGTTTGACCGAGGACACAATCTGCATCCCGGTTAGCGATTACGACCAGCTTTGCCAAGCAGCGGAGAAGTACCATGCCACACAAAACGTTTGATCCGGTCGGTGACGCAATGCGCGCCTTGCATGACGCAGGGCAGATCGTCACAACGAGAGCGCTGGAAGTAGCCACAGGAATGCAGAAGGCGGATGTAGCAGCAAGAATGTCGTACCTGGTTGACAACGGTGAAGCATACCGACTTCAACCAGGGGTTTTCGCGCCCGCGCACAAGCACAAACCCACGCGAATTATCAGCGCCACACACCTCCCGGACGGCACGGTGAGCGTGGAGGTCGGTGACGATGTAATCCAGCTCAATCCGCAGGAGCATCGCATCCTCGGCGCTGCGTTGGCGGGAGGAGCATTGCAGCACATCAACATCACAACCGGGCACGCTACGGCGTTAGCTATCAGCGAAATGCGAGCAGAACTGAAAAAGGTGGTGACATGATGCTAGATAATTTAATTACCCTTGGATCAAGCATGGTGCTCGGAACGGCAATTCTTTATTTTATTGAGTGGTGGTTATAAATGAATGCGTTTGACAAATCAATGGTGGGCATTGTTGCGGGGATTTTCGTTTTGATTGCGCTGTGGACGCTAGCGGCATGGCACACGGAAGTACAAAAAACGGAAAAGCTCGCACAGGCCATCGAGGCTGGTGTTGACCCGATAAAGGCTCGATGCGCTTTTTTTGGGATGAACGGTCGTGACGATGCAATGTGCGCTGTGGTCGCATTAAACCAAGGAGATACGCAATGAGTGAGCTAACAAATGAGATTTCAGTAACCGTATCCCGGTTATCACTGCCAATGCTGGACAGCGAAGCCAAGAAGACACTGAACGCGCATTTATCCGATTTGCTTGTATTGCAGCGACGGGCAGTTCATAGCACGGAGCCAGAGAGGCACGTCATCAATGTCAGCTTTCTGATAGCCAATCACATTTTGGAAGAAGGCCAAAAGTTACCGACATTCAAGGATGACATCCTGCTGAAAATTGGCGAGCTACCCGTCACAACCATTGACGGAATCAGCACGTTTTCCGGCTATACAGAGCTGTACGAAATGACGGAGTGGACGCAAACATTCGGTGTTGTATTCCACACCGATGATTACGTCGTCCGGATCGGTAAACGTCAGGTGGTGTGCTATGAGGCCGGGGATTCTGTGCGTGGCGTCCTGCGGCAGGAATGAAGCCGTAAAGAACAAGCCCGCCTAGTGCGGGTTTTGAAGTTTAATATTGAACAACTCCCATGCCGCTGGCGGCATCTGGTTAGGTATTCATGACAGCTTCAGAAAATTCGCGTACATTTCGCCAGCCGATTTCTGTATGGTCGTCCATCCATGTGTCTTGGTCGATGGCGCAATAAGCGCCATTTTGAGCGTGTTCAAAGTACGCCTCATCGTCGATGTAGCACTCCGGCTCGTTGCCGTCCCAGTCAGCTACGTTAGCCCCATCAACCAGTGCGCGAACGTCGTCCGCGAGTTGCTGCATATAGATGCTATTTGGTTTGCTTATACATGACCAAAGACTTGATGAAGACGTAAAAACCTGCAATATGGCAGCATGAAAACGATACCGTATTTTGCAGATACAGCAGCCGCACTTGATGCGGCTTTGGGGCGTGTGTGATGGCCAAACTTACGGATGAAATGCGCGAAAAGATTATTGCCAAGTGGCGAACTGGACGCTTTACGATTAGACACCTTGCTAGTGACTTTGATGTAAGCCGTAGCCTGATAGGTAATATCGTGAAGGGCATTGAGCAGGATGCTGCGGACATAGTGGACAAAGGAGTTCAATATAATCAAGGACTTAAAAATCTCACTGGACAAAACGCAGGTTACTTGTCCAGTTTTGTCCGCGAAATGGTTGCGAGTGAATCCGAGACGCTAACCTATTTCAAACGAGCAGCAGTGCAGAACGTGCATGACGCTATGTCAGTGCATTGCGAAAGCCAGCAGGACTTTAGAAATAGGGGCGAAGTGATTGCCAAGGCTAAAGAGACCGTGTTCGGCAAAGCTCCCGACAACCAAACCAACGTGCAGATCAACAACGCACTCCCCGCAGTATCGGTGACGTTCGGTGATTGAAGCCAAGTTCCCCCCAAAGCTCAAACCGCTGTTCAGCCCGAAGCGGTACAAAGTCATGCACGGCGGTCGCGGTTCGGGTAAAAGCTGGGCAGCGGCCAGGGCATTGCTGATACTCGCAGCACAATCACCGCTGCGCATACTCTGTGCGCGTGAAGTGCAGAAATCCATGCGTGATTCAGTACACCGCTTGCTGAAAGACCAGATAACCGCGCTTGGTCTCGATGCGTTCTATACCGCGCTGGATACAGAAATACGCGGCATTAACGGTTCGCTCATCGTTTTTGCAGGATTGCAGTCGCACACCGTTGATTCAATCAAGTCATTTGAAGGCGTGAATGTTGTCTGGGTAGAGGAAGCGCAGAGTGTGTCGAAGAAATCATGGGATACGCTCACCCCGACCATCCGCGCCAATGGTTCCGAAATATGGATGACGCTCAACCCGGACATGGACACGGACGAAACGTATCAGCGCTTTATCCTCAACGCCGACGAGAATACGTGGGTTTGCCCGATTAACTGGCGCGACAATCCGTGGTTCCCGGAAGTATTGGAGCAAGAGCGAGTTAAGGCGCAGCGCACTATGGACGAGGCCGACTATCAGCACATCTGGGAAGGCAAGGCGCGCACCGTGGCCGCCGGGTCAATCTACCGCCACGAAATGCAGTCGCTCATTGATGATGGACGCATTCGCAACGTGCCATACGACCCGGCCATCCCTGTGCATACGGTGTGGGATTTAGGTTGGAACGACTCGATGACCATCGGCTTTGTGCAGAAAACGCACGCAGAAATCCGCGTCATTGACTACATCGAGGACTCGCACCGCACACTGGATTGGTATGTAGCGCAGATCGAAAAGCGTCCGTACCGCTACGGCAACGACTTCATCCCGCACGATGGCCGGGCAAAGAATTTCCAAACAGGAAAATCCACCGAGCAGCTCTTGCAGGAAATGGGCAGGCGGCCAATCGTACTAGCTCAGGCCGGTATCGAGGAAGGCATCAAAGCCCTACGGATGATCTTCCCCCGCATGTACTTTGATGCTGGAAAAACCACGCGACTTGTCGAGTGCCTGAAACGCTACCGACGCGACATCCTCGTAAAGACCGGCGAAGCAAACGCACCACTACACGACGAATACAGCCACGGCGCAGACATGGCGCGATACATCGGGCAGTCGATTGAACTTATGCGTAACGACGACACCCCCAGCTACGAAATGCCCCCGCCCCCGGATTGGAGAACGTAAATGATACCCACATACGACACCGACCTGATACCCGAAGACGAGCCAATCACGCAAGACGAATGGGCGCAGATTGTCAGGGAAGCGATTTATCAGCCCGCATGGCGAGCTACGGCAGACCGTGAAATCGACTACGCAGACGGTAATCAACTTGCATCCGACTTGCTGGAGCGGCAGCGCTTGCTCGGAATCCCGCCAGCCAAAGAGAACGTGATCGGCCCCGCTATCCGTGCTGTGTGTGGTTACGAGGCCAAGACGCGCACGGACTGGCGTGTAACTCCTGACGGCGACCCGCAAGGCCAAGACATTGCCGACGCGATGAACTACAAGCTGAATCAGGCAGAGCGGCATTCAGGCGCTGATAAAGCACTGAGCGACGCATTCAAGCCCGCCGCCGCCGTAGGTATTGGCTGGGTCGAGGTCACTCGCGCATCAAACACGATTGAGTTCCCCTACAAGTGCCGCGCAGTCAACCGCAATGAAATCTGGTGGGACATGCAAGGTCAAGAGGATGATTTATCCGACTGCCGCTGGATGTACCGCCGCCGCTGGATTGACCGTCAACGCGCGGCACGCATGTTCCCCCAGCATGAACAAATCATCCTCACGTCGCATGATAAGTGGGTCGGCGAGGTTTCTGGCGTGCTGTTCGACGGCGGACAGAGTACCGGCTTGCAGCAGGCCATGGACACTGAGAGAGCGTGGACGGTAGGAGAGGATCATTGGTACAACATCGAAAATCAGCAGGTTTGCATTACTGAACTATGGTATCGCCGCTGGCAGACAGTCGTTATCCTGCGGGCGCACAACGGACGCACGGTTGAGTTCGACAAGTCAAATCCAATGCACCAGGCTGTGCTACAGGCAAAGCGCGGCGTACTTGAGCAGCAGATTATCCCGCGTATGCGAATGGCGTATTTTATGGGGCCACACAAGCTACACGACGGACAGACCCCACACCCGCACGACAAATTCCCGTATGTGCGGATGATTGGCTTCAAGGAAGATATGACGGGCGTGCCATTTGGCCTTGTGCGCGACATGATTTTCCCGCAGGACAACTTGAACGCATCTATATCCAAGCTGCGCTGGGGCATGGCCTCCAGCCGCACCGAGCGTACAAAAGGCGCGGTGGCGATGACAGACCAGATGTTCCGTACAATGTCCGCCCGCGTTGACGCAGATATTATCCTTGACGCGCAACACATGGCACTGCCTGGTGCGCGATTTGAAGTCAAGCGCGACTACCAACTCAACAGCCAGCAGTTTCAGCTAATGGATGACAGCCGCCGCGCCATCGAGCGCGTATCTGGCGTATCGGCTTCATTCATGGGGCAGAAAGGCACGGCATCGTCTGGCGTGCAAGAGCAGACACAGCTAGAGCAGTCGCAGGTCTCGATTGCCGACTTAATGGATAATTTCAAGGACGCGAGAAAGCTGGTAGGCGAGTTGCTCATGGCGCTTATCACGCACGACATGGGTGAGGAGGAACAAACGATTGTTATCGAGGGCGACACAATCAATCCTGAGCGGACAATCATCCTCAACAAGCCCGAAGTTAACCCGCATACAGGCACGCCCTACCTGAGCAATGACGTGCAGCGAGCCAGGATTAAAGTCGCGCTAGAAGATGTACCGAGCACTTCATCATTCCGCGCGCAGCAACTCCAGTCACTATCAGAAACCATCAAGTCGATGCCGCCTCAACTACAGCAGGCGACGATGCCGTTCCTCATCGACTTGATGGACTTGCCGCGCAAGAAGCAAGTGGTCGANGTGCTGAGAAAAGCGAGTGAGCAGCAATCGCCGGAACAAATCCGCGAGCAAGTNAANGCNGAGTTGCAGCACGACNTGAAAATGAAGGAGCTNGAGCTGCGNGAGCGNGANGTNGTGGCGCGTGAGAAGCTGTTGGCNGCNCANGCGGTNCANACNGGNGTNCAGGCAAGTTATTCAGCTATGCAGTCCGGCGCGCAAATCGCGCAGATGCCGCAGATTGCACCCATCGCGGACATTGTGATGCAGGGCGCAGGGTATCGGCGACCCAATCCAATGGGCGACGATCCAGATTTTCCGCAGCCAGCCATGCCACAGGCCATGCCAGCCGTTCCACAGAACACGTCACCGGCATTCCCGCCCGTGCCGCAGCAGCCCGAATCACCCATGACGGGGATTGAAACACTACAAGTCGAAGATAATCTGTCATAATTAAGTCAGATGTTGAAGTCAACACGAGCGCCTAGTCTTGATCGCCTCCGTGTTTTCGCTCTATGTAATCAGGCTATGACGGCGAGTGTTTGGATAATCGCGTAATTCGGCGCGGCAAGCGCAAGTCTGAGTGCGGATAGTACGGCGGTTCCCTCTGTTACGCTGTGTAGTCCGCGCACCTTATTCATTACCCGCAATTCGCGGGTTTTTTCATGCCCAAAATCTGCCAAAAAGGCAAAGACTTTACTTGACTTGACGGCTTAGATACAACGTGCGCACGCAAACAGCTTGGAGAAGCTACGCATGTCTGATTTTTCTAGTTCTGAAATCCTTGAAGCTGCACTTAACGGCACATTGGAAAATGAGGCCGCTGAAGTAGCTGCACCTATAGAAGCCTCCCCGGAAGTGGAAGGCGCACCGATTGCATCGAAGTCCGGCGAATACACCATCCCGTATGAAAAGCTGGCCGAGGCACGTGGCGAGCGTAATGCTCTGCGCGAGCAGGTCGCCTTAATGCAGGAGCAAATCGCTGGCCTTACAGCGCAACAACAATCCAACACTCATGCGCGGCCAGATGAAAATCTAGGCGCAGCAATCCAAGCAATCGAAGACGGCTTTGACCCGGCAATTTTTGGCGACTTCTCGGAAGAGTCGTTAGCTAAAGGTATCGCGGTGCTCACTCGCCAAATCACTGCGCAGACTGAATCAAAGCTGCGCAGCGAGTTTCAGCAGATGCTTAACCCGCTTGTCGCGGACAAGGCGCTTGCTGAAACGCAGAATCACTACGATGAAATCTATAAAGCGCACCCCGACGCAGGCGATATTGTTGAATCCGCGCAGTTCGCAGGCTGGAAAGCCTCGCTGCCCGCTTTCGCACAACCCGGCGTTGACCATGCGCTTGCCAATGGATCAGTGAAGGATGTTATCGACGTATTCACTGCGTTCAAGCAAGCAACAAACCAAGCCGCGCCGGATGTGCGCCCGCTGCAAGTTCCAATCTCATTGTCCAGCGTGCCCGGAGCAGCTCCGCAGGACGCAACAGCACAGATTCTTTCCATGTCCGGCAATCCCAATGGATTGCTCGACCGTATGCAAAACATGACCTCAGAGCAGCTCGATGCGCTCATGAACCAACTTTAAGGAGCTAGACCATGACTACTAAGTCCAATGTCGTCGCCGGTAAGGCAGACAACCAGAAAATCCTCGCCGCTGGCCTGTTCGCTCAGTCCATGCAGCGCAATTCAACCCTTGGCCGACTCAGTGGCCCCATGCCGCAAGGCGAAGCCCGTGCCGGTGAAGTCCTGCGCAAGCAAACCTCTACCGATCTTCCCATCGTCAAAACCATCGACTTGTCACGCGGCAAGGGCGATGAAGTCGAGTTTCAATTCCTGCAACCTGTAGGTGCGTATCCGATCATGGGTAGCCGCACCGCAGAAGGCCAAGGCCAAGGCTTGAGCTACGACACATCCCGCGTTCGTGCCGACCAAGCGCGTTTTCCAGTGGACTTGGGCGACACCATGACTGGCCTGCGCTCACCCGTGGATTTCCGCAAAGTTGGCCGTCCTGTTGCGCAAAGCCTCATGGACGCTTACCTCGACCAATCGCTGTTAGTTCACATGGCTGGCGCTCGTGGCTACCACAACAACATCGAGTGGCGTGTTCCGCTGGCAGACCACCCAGACTATGCCGACACTATGGTTAACGCAGTTCGAGCGCCGACCAAGAACCGTCACTACATGGCGGACGGTGCGAACGGC